GTGCCGGCGCGCGCCAGGGCGATGAGGGCCACAAGGCCGTGGTCGACGGCGGCATCGTCGGACGCGGCCGCTCGCCAGACCGCCTGCCAGCTACGCATGACCAGGGGCGTCTGCGTTGCCGCGCCCGTCAGCGCTGTCACGACGTCGTTGAGGTAGCGCGTCGTCCAGGTCCGCATCCACGTCTGAGCGCGGTCGGCTTCGACCGCCTCGAGCGCCGGGGCTGCCAGCTGCATCGCCACCGCCGGGTCGAGCCCGAGCGCCTCAAGCTCGATGGCGGCCGCCAGCTCGTCGCCGTCGAAGTCGCCGGCCGATGCCAGACCGGCCGCTTCTTCGACAAGTGATGCCCGGAGTTCCGGGGCCTTGTTCCGCAGCTGCCCCGCCATGCCGATGAGCGCCCGAAAGCGCTGGGCCGAGTCGGGCTCGCAGCCTAATGCGGCGCGAAGCACGGGGAGCCACCGGGCCGTCAGGTCCGGCGACTGCCCGACGACGAGGGACAGTGCCGCCACCTGCTCGCCCGGGCCGAGCGTTGATAGCCAGTCCTGCAACTCGTCCTCGCGGGTCGCCAGCTGTCGCCCAGATTCGGCCATCATCCAGCTCGTCAGATCCTCGCGAGGTATGTCCCGGAGGGCGGCGCGAAGCGGCAATTCCTCGGCCACCTCGGTGGGTGGTTCATGAACAAGGGCGATGAACACGCGCTCCTCGGGTGAGGGATCCGGGACCAGCCCTCGCAGGCGGTCGATGTCGGGCCGTGCCCAGCCGTCGAGCGCCAAGCCGATGAGGGTGCGTTGAACGGCGGCACCAGCGGCGACCTCGGCGAAGTTCGACCAGGGGACGGCCGTCGTCACGTCACAAGCGGCGAGAATCACCCGGCCCTTGCGCCAACCGTCGAGCGGAAGGGCGAGGGCGGTCTCGATCCTCGTCATGGCCGGCAGTGCTTGGGCGGCGAGGGCATCGGCCAGCGGTTCGACGGCGGGGAAGAGGTGCTCGTGCCCGAGTCGGATGGCAGCCTGCACGACGGCGTCCACCGCCGCGCCGCCGACGACGACCGCCGACGCCACTATCGACGCCACCCAGCCTCGCTCCGCCCACACCTCGGGCCGCACCGACTCGGCGAGCGCGGAATCGAAGATGTCGAGGCTCCCGCGGCGGGCAGCGGCCGCGGCTAGGGCAAGGGCCCGCTGGTCCGGGGCATCCATTCCTGCGATGAGAGTGAGGTCGTCCTCCCCCCTCAGGACCCCCGCCTCGACACCGGCGTCAATCAGCTTCCGGGCCCTCGGCGGGGACATCACGGCGCCGATGACGGCGCGCAGTTGGGCGGGAGGCCAGCGCCGCAAGCTGTCCGGCAACCGCTCGACGGTCAGGAACTGTTCCAGGCAGCGGGCCAGCTGGTCGATCGACCCCCGGAGCCCACCGGCCGAGGTCGCAACCAGCAGCGCCTCGCCACCGATGCGGCTGTGCTCCCTGAGACGCCCAGCTCGCTCAGCCGGGGATCCGTCGGCCACGAGGCCAGCCACGTCGACCTCTGCCATCAGGGAGTAGGACGGCGCACCGGCCTGGGCGTCCTCCGCCAAACGGGCGGCCAGGGCCACGTCGCCCTCCTCGACGGCGCGAGCGGCCACCCAGGCGAGGATCTCGGCGCGGTCGAACCGGGAGTCCTCTACGGAGGGCGCCGATCGCGCCGCCAGTACCGAGGCGCCAAGGTCGAACTCGCTCAGCAGCGCCACCGCCTGGTTGTACGCCTCCGCCGCCCCACGGTCGTGCTCGTCCACCCGCAGGCGGGCGGCGGCGGCGTCCAGCGTGAGGTCGGTCCAGGACCGCGACGTCTCCGGCTCGCCGGGGCGGAGAGCCCAGGCCACCTTTGCCATCACTTCTGCGGGCAGGCCGGGTCCCGCTGCTTCGAGCCGCCGATTCGCAGGAAGCCACAACTCCGGGCCCTCCGCGTTGGCAGCGGCCTCGGCCAGCGCCGCGAGCTCGTCGTCGGGCCACGCGACGATGACGTCCTCGACCTGTCCGGCCGCCACTGCGGAGTGCAGCAGGGGGACGCGAAGCTGGGCCGCATCCCACCCGCCAAGGCGGTCGAGGACCGCCAGCGCTCGCTCGACGGTCTCGCCGTCGGGCCGCCCGGCAGCGGCGACGACGCGCGTGGCTCCCTCCCGGAGGGCGCCGGACGACAGGAGGCCGGCGAGCTCGAAGGCCTGGTCGTCGTAGCCCCGCTCAAGAAGGGTGCCGGCCAGGCCGGCAACGCACGCGTACGGCCGGTGCGACATCTGCCTCCAGGAGGCTGCCTCAAGAACCGGGCCGACCCGGTCGTCACCCGCCTTGGCCATTGCCTCGGCGATCACCAGCAGCTGTTCCTGCCGCTCGTCCCAAGGCAGGGTGTGAGCTTGCGCCAGGGCTTCGTCAAAGCGCCCGGCGGCAGCCAGTCGCGCTTGACCGCCACCCTGGCTGGCGCTCGTCGATGTCCGGAGGCGGCGCCAGAGGACAAGGCCGGCGGCCGTCGTGATTGCGACGGCGTCGCCGCCGCCAATCGCGGCCTGGAGCCGCCAGCTCGGTGTCGGTCAAGAGCGCGCCCTCGCCAGACCAGGACCGGGCGGCAGTGAAGCCGTCCTCGGCGACCAGATCGACGGCCTGCGCCGACAGTTCCCGGGCTAGGCGGGTCGGCAGCGAGCCGGGTGTCAGGGCAGCGGCATGATGGGCGACGGTGTGCGCCAGCGCGTATCCGTCGGCCTCGTCCCAGCACTCAGCCCATTGGGCGACGAGCGCCTGTGCCAGCGAGCGGTGACAGTCGGCGGGGTCTGCGATGCCGCTGCCGGCCTGGAGCAGAACGTCCCGAAACGACTGGTGGTAGAGCCGCCACGGTCCTTCGGCGGCTGGCGCGTCCAGGAACTGGCGGCACGCAGTGAGGGCGTTCTCGATGTCGGCGCGGGCGGGGTAACCCGGGAAGAAATACTGGAGCTGGCTGAGGGTCAAGCCGGGCTCGGCCGCCACAGCGAGGAAGCTGAGCAGCGGCTGGTAGACCGTCACCCACTTCCCGGCAGCGTCGGTCGAGTCCGTGCGTCGGAGGTCGCGTTCGAGGAAGCCGTGGTACACGTCGGCCAGGTCGGCGGGCAGCTTGAGGCCGGCGGGGTCAGCCAGGGCGGACGCCATCCGGCCCGAGTCAGCGATGAGGTCGTCGACGACGTGCTGGGCGAAGAGGAACACGCCGTTGGCCGCCGCCGCGATCCGGTCGCCGAGTGTGCCGTCGCCGGGCAGCCGAGCGGCCACGTACTCCCTCACGTCGTCGACCTCGGCGGGCAGGTCGTCGACCAGGTCGAGGCGGGCCGCGTCCTTCAGGATGTCCAGCTCGCCGACGTTCCGGCTGGTGAGGACCCATCGTAGGGCGGTGTCGCTCAGCGACCGGACGGGCGCCAGCAGGTTGGCCTCGCCGCCGAAGCCGAGCGACTCGTCGAATGCGTCCACGGCCACGACAGGGCGGGCGCCGGGATTACGAAGCGACCAGGCTTCGAGCGGGCGGCGGAGGAGCCGGTCGGCAAGGTCCGCCGGCCCGGTGCCGCGCAGGTCGACGTACACGCCGGCCTGGAGACCGGTGACGGTCCCGGCCGTCGCCGTCCCTTCGAGGTGGATGGCCCGCACGTCGGCTTCGGTGGCCAGCACACGGTCGAGGTCGTCCCGGAAGCCGGGTAGACGTTCGGCTAGCTGGCCGGCCACCGACGAGACGAATCGCCTGACGTTGCGGGTCACGTCCTCGTTGGCTCGACACCGGTGCTCGGCACCCAGGACGGTGCCAGCCGGCCAGTCGACGACAAGCCGTTCATACACAGCCGTCTTCCCCGCGCCGGGCTGGCCCGTGATCAGCAATACCGTCCCACTACCCGCCAGCCAGCTGCGGACGGCCTCGAAGACCCAGCGCCGGCCGACGAACAGAACGTTGTCCGTGGCCGTCGCCGTCATTGCTGGGGCCGGTACCGGATCCCCGACTGCTCGCCGGACACCTCCTCGGTGGCCGACGCCACCCCCTTCACTTGAGCGCCCGGCTCCAGCTTGCCCTCGACGTCCACGCCGGCCTGGACCCCGGACACGTCCCTCGCCGATGCCCAGCCCTGGAGGTCGATGCCCTTGGGTTGCAGCTTCTTGAGCTCTGCCACCAGCTCGGCCAGCTCGGTCGCCAGTGTCGGGTTTGACTCCATCACCCGCTCGAGGTGGTCGGCCACCAGGAGCCTAGAGTCCTCGCTGGCCGGGTCTCGCTCGAGCTGGCGCAGCGACGCCTCCGCCGCCTTCACCCCCCCAAACCTGCCCTTGACCCAGTCGTACAGGCCGTTGAGCCTCCCCGTGAACGCCGCGTCGGCGTCGGCACCCGCCCGCCCAAGCAGCCCGCCCGCCTTCCGAACCAGGTACGCCCCCAAAAACGCCAGCGCCGCCTCGACCATCCGTCCTCCTCGTCACCTTGCCGTCGGCCCAGCATGCCGCACCCCTCTGCAGTTTCGCGGGTGCCCGCCCCAGGCGCCAGCTATGCCGCGCTGTTCGTCCCCTGCGAGGGGGGTGAGGGCAAGTGAGCGATCGGGAATCCCGGTGCGGCGGACGCCTGCGGCCATACCGGCGCTGCGTCCTCTGCTGGATCCGGTCGCGCCAGCACCAGCGAACCACGCCCGGCAGGCGGGACACTGACCTGAGACGGGCAGGCCGGTGGATGAGTCCGCCCTCCGCTGGTCCGAAGGCGTGCAGCTCAGGGAAACAGATCGAAGGGGCCAGTAGCCGGGCGGACGACGCTGAAATGACGCCGATCCAGGGTGCCGACAGCGCTGACGGACAGGCGTTCGGCCGTGACGACGACCGAGGCGTCGACAGTGCCGAGTGGAAGGTCTCGGTATCGGGCGACGAGCTTGGCGATGCGCAGCCAGTCCGCCGGGGCCACGGGCTCAGGGAGGAAGTTCCCGGCCGCAAGGTCGCCGAGAAACCGAATTTCTGGCTCGACGCCCAGCCGGGTGCCGAGTAGGTACGTGACCTCGGTGATGACGAGTTGCGGGACGATCAGCGGCCCAGGGTGCGACTCGAGCAGCTCGAGGCACGCAACGTGATGGCGGTCGTCTCGGTCGACGTAGGCATAGAGAGGCCCGGCATCGACGATCAGGGCGATCCAGCGACCTCCGCAGCCAGGATCTTCTCGATGCTGTCGGAGATGTCGGACTGACCGCTCGCGCCCGCCCCCGCAGCCAGCAACCGGCGGCGAGGACGCCGGCCACCCAGGTGGGCTTCGATCGCTTCGCGCGTCAGGTTGGACACGGTCGTCCCGCGCCGCTTCGCCTCATGCCGCAACCTGGCGTCGAGATCGTCCGGCAGCTTGACCGTTGTGCGCCGCATGGTATGTCAGCATACCCACGATGTCAGACACCCTCGGCCTCCGCGTCACCGATCTCGACCGTTCGCTCGCCTTCTACAGAAACGTGGGCTACGTGGTCGTGGGCGAGGTCCCGGAGACCGACCTGGGGCACCTCACCATGCTCAAGCTTCCGGGTGACGAGTACGTCGCTATCGAGGTCGTCCACGATCCGAACGGCGCGGCTGTGGACACCGAGACCCGCCTCAGCCATCCGAACGACGTGGATCGTCGATCCCGACGGCAACCGGATCGAGCTCGTCCAGTGGCCCGCCGGTCACGCCGACGGCATGACCGCCGCCGACTTCGCGGAGTAGGGGGAGACCATCGCGGTTGCCCGCAGCCGACGACGACCACGAGCGCGGCGCAGATCGGTTCTTACGACCGCCGTTCAACGATCGAGCGGGACTGCCGGGTCCCGGTTACGCCCGCAAAGGCGCGGGGGCGAGAGGTAACGCGCGATGGGGTTGCGGCGCCCCCAACGGGATTCGAACCCGTGCTGCCGCCTTGAAAGGGCGAGGATGACCACAACGAGTACATCGAGAGACACGACGTACAACGTGATTAGCGGTTAGATCGGTCCCCGCCACATCAGCAACGCCCGGTCACGTCGTTTCGTGGGACAAAGTCGTGGGACAGTTTCCCGGAGCGGGCCTTACGCCATCGTGCCGCCGAGGGCTCTCTGTACGTTCCTGGCGCCGGCATCGGACTCAACGGTGACGCCCCATCGGTCTCCCATGACCAGCTTGGCGCCGAACCCTTCGGCAATCTTGCGGGCGCTGTCTCGGGCCTGGTTGTTGTTGAACACGTCGATGGTCACTAGGTTGGCTCCCGATCCACACGAACCTTCCTCGCGGGCGATCAGGACGTCGGGGTTCATCCTGACGTCCGTGCAGGCAACCCCCGCCTGGTCGAGCTTGGCCGCCAGGCCGGCAACAGTGGGCCGAGGGCTCGACCCACCGCCACAGCCGGTGGCGAGGAGGACCGACCCGACTATCAGGCCGAGAATCGCACGCTTGTAGTTGTCGTAGGGCCGCCGTAGCTTGGCCGGCACATCAGATGGCGAGCGGCGAACGGGGGCGACGGTGGAACGCGAAACGGTGGAGCAGCGGCTGGGAGAGCTGGAACGAGGGGTTGCGGAACTACGCCGAGTCAATGGTTATCTCCTTCGAGCATTAGGCTTGGCTGGCGGTGTCGTGGCTCGCGCCGCCGACGATCTGATGGCGCCCTCGTAAGCTTCGATGAGGATCTGTCGGTAGCCGCGATCGAGCGCCGGATCCAGGGCGATCGCCTCAACCGTCGATGTCGGGAGCTTCACGTAACCGGCCACAACGAAGAGCCGGCCGGACGTCAGCTGGAGAGCCTCCTCGATTCTCCGGATGTCCTCTACGCGCGGGCTCCTGCCGGCAAGGCCGCGTTCCCACTTCGAGATCGTTGACTGACCGACACCTGATGCCTCGGCCAGTTCGTCCTGGCTGAGCCCGGCTGCTCTTCGTTCGGCGTGCAAGGCCGAACCGTAGGCCACGAGTGCAGGGTGAACGCCTCTTGGCTGCTTGTCCACCGCCACGGTATGCAGCCTAGGCATGTTCATGCTTTTTAGGCATACGTGTAAGAACACGGTTGACACTTCATGCCAGGCGGAATATTCTCCCAGGCATGACAGAGGTTCACTCTTCCTGGGGCAAGCGCGTGAAGGCGCGCCGGCTGGCCATGAGGATGACCCAACAGGAGCTCGCTGACTACTGCGGCCTTCGCCAGAGCACGGTGTCACGAGTCGAAGCGGGGCGATGCCCCCGCGACGCCGTGAAATGGCTCTTGGCCGGCGCTCTTGGTCAGACCGTCGAGGAGCTGTTCCCGTTCCCGGCGGTGCGGCCTCCCTTCCCGGGCTCCGTCGAGAAGGCCTCCGCCTGATGGCGCCGCAGGTGTACGCCGTGAAGGAGGTCGCGGCCATCTTCGGCGTCAGCGACATGAGTGTGTATCGGCAGATCCACGCGGCCGAGGACAGGGGAGAGGCGCCGTCGTTCGCCGGAATCCCTGCCCTTCGCGTGACCGAGACCCGCTACGTCTTCTCGATCGCCCAGGTCGACGCCGTGCTCGGCGTGACGCCCGTGGCTGTGGCGTCGTGAGCTCCTCGACACTGGCCGTGTCCTTCGGCGAGCTGCTCGTGGCGCCGTGGGTCGACGACGACCTGGTCGACCGGTACTCGCCGCGCTCGCCCGAGGCCGAACACCTGTGGCTGCCGAGGATCGGCCCGACCACGTACCTCCTGGGGGTGCGCCTGGCGCTCGCGGCCGAAGCCGCCGCCCTCGAAGGGGCCGGCTACACGGTGGTCGACGTCGCCACCCTGGCCACGGCGCTCGGGGTTGGCCAGACGCTCGCGGCCAACTCGCCCATGATGCGCTCGTTCGACCGGCTTCGTGTCTTCGGTCTGGCTCGCACCGCCAAGGACGGGTGGACCTTTGAGATCCGTACCCTCTGGCCCCGGCCTCGACCCGCCAAGGGGCGGCGGTCGTGAGCATCTTCTCCATCACGCACGGCCGGTCATCTCGAGCGTCCTCCGCCCCCGACTCCCGCCGTGTCGGCGCGGCCGAGGACGCTCCAGGTGCCCGGCCGACGTGTCCACGCTGTCGCGTGGAGTTCGGCGGCGAGGCGTTGGCCTACCGCGACCCGCTCGAAGGCTGCTGGTTGATCACCTGCCTGAGCTGCGGGCTGTTGCAGTCCATCTCGTTCGATGCCGGTGCGCTGGCCGACGACGACGAACCCACCCATGGCGGGGGTCACCTCCGCCGAGCAATGGACGACGCTCACGTGGATGGGCCCGCCATCGCCGGCAAGCGGGAGATGTGCGACCAGCTCGAAGCCGCCTTCACGCGCGAGATCCACCGGGTCGAGGACGAGTGCGAGGCACCGACCCACCGGTCCGAGTCGCTCGGCTGGCGTCGGGCCCGGGCGATCGTTCGCAAGGCTCGGCCATGAGGCGCCGGAACGCGGCGACGCTGACCCGTGGCGACGCGCGGCGAGAGATCGTCAAGCGGGCGAACGAGATCCGCGCGTCATGGGGCACCTGTCCCGACGCCTACACGATGCGCCACATCCAGCGTGCCGTGTTCTGCGTCCGCCAGTCGGCCACGGCCCCTCCGGGCCTGCTGGGCGCCGCCGGATTCCGTGAGGCCCGGCCGTGATCGTCCTGGCCGTCATCGCCGCCGTGTACTTCGCCGCAGTCGGTTACGCCCTGTGCCTCTTCCGCACGGCGGCCAGTGCCGACGCCTGGGCCCAAGACCTGACCGAGCCGCCCGTCGCTCCTTCACCGGCGGGTAACGAGAGCCTGCGCACCATCGGTGCGTCTGGGGTTCCTATGGCCCCGCAAGGCATCTCTGGCTCGGTCAACTCCTCCCGCACCGCTACTCCAGCGGGACCGCCGCCCGTGTCGGCTCGCGGTGCGGGAACCCCCTTGCCCGGGCCCGGCCCCCTGACTCAACCCGGGTTGGGCGCCCGCGAACCCGCTGTCGGTTCGTCAACGGTGGATACAGACGCCGAGGGCTCCCCCGATGGCCCGGTCGAGTTCTGCCTCGCCAACACCTACACCTCGATCGCCCCGCTCGCCGGCGGGCTGGTGCAGTTGCCTTCACTCCTGGAAGGAACAAGCGTGAGCGCTCCTACGGCGAAGATCTGCACCCGATGTCTGCGACGCCAGCACGACTTCTGCACGCTGGGTGTGCGATGCGGTTGCGAGTCGTGCAACCCCAAGGAGGCGAGCCAGGCGGCCTCCGTCGTCATCGTCGAGTGGGAAGACCCCCCCCCTGGTCGTGGCCGGGGTGCGGACATGGCCACCCTTGCGCCGGCCGAGGGTGCTCGACCAGCTGAGGGCCCACCCGAACCGATGGGCAAAGGTCCGGACATTCTCGAAGAGGTCCACTGCCAACAGCACTCTCGGGAGGTTCCGCAAGGGCTCCTACGCCCCGATCGCCCGGCCTGCCTGGGAAGGTACCGCCAGAGTCGTAGGCGAGGGTTCGGCTCTGTACCTGCGCTATGTGGGGCCCGCTGAGTGACCTGGCCACGTCGTGTCTCGCCGATGTCACCGCTGGCCCGCACGCTCGCGGCGCTGGGGACCGTCATCGGGACCGGATCTGACGGCCGACCTCGACCGGCCGTCAGTGGACGCCTGAGCCAGGGACGTCGCAACCCCAGCCTGCGGCGTTCCGCTCGGGCGGAAAGAGGAGCCACGTGAGCCGCATCGACGTCTACACCCAAGCGGACCTCAACCGGGTCGTCGCCGCTGGCGACATCGCCGTCTGTCGCGGCAATGGTTGGTTCGAGGCCAGGGGGTCCGCCCACGTCGTGGCCTGGGGGTCCGCCCACGTCGAGGCCAGGGGGTCCGCCCACGTCGAGGCCTGGGGGTCCGCCCACGTCGTGGCCAGGGGGTCCGCCCACGTCGTGGCCTGGGGGTCCGCCCACGTCGAGGCCTGGGAGTCCGCCCACGTCGAGGCCTGGGAGTCCGCCCACGTCGAGGCCGGCGACTACGTCGCCGTCCACCAGCACGGCCAGAGGACGACAATCAGGGGCGGCGTCATCATCCCGGTTCCCCGCCCCGACACTGCCGCTCTGTGGTGCAGCTACCACGGGGTCGAGGTCGTCGACGGCGTCGCCACGTTGTACAAGGCCGTGCGCGACGACTTTCGGTCTCGATACGGGATGCGCTATCAAACCGGCGACACGCCGGCGGCGCCCGACTGGGACGGCGGCGTTGCCGAGTGCGGAGGAGGACTGCACTTCTCGCCGCACCCGACGGCCGCCAAGAGCTTCGACGGCGATGCGACGCGCTACGTCGCCTGCCCGGTGCGCCTCGATGACATCGTGGTCCACCCAGACGGATCGTTCCCCGAGAAGGTCAAGGCGCCCGGCGTCGCCGGTCCCGTCTGGGAGTGCGACATCTACGGCGAGCCCCTGGTCGCAGCGGAGGCCGTCAAGGCCTGATGGCGACCGTCACCTACGACACGTTCCGGCGCATCGCCGATCAGCGACCGGTGAGGGCCGCTCGGCATCTGCGCGGCTTTGAAGACCTGCTCTCCGGCAACATCGGCCTGACGCTCGACCAGCTCGAGCGGTCGGCGCAGGCCCTGGCCGGCCTGGTCGACGGCCTCGACGCCGCGTGCCGTTGCCGTGGGTGCGGCGAGGAGCTCGGCAGTAGACACGCGATCCGTTGCGCTCAGTGCCGGCGGCCCACAAGATCGTCTGGCCTTCACGGCATCGAAGGCACCGACGTCGGAACCCGGGGAGCCACGGAACTGCCCGGTCGCGATGTCGGTGCCGAGCCGATGGAGACCCAGCCGAGGCGGACAACCCGGGGGAACGGTCGTGGCCGCGCCCCCGGGGACTGCCTCTCCGCTGAGCAAGCCACTCTGCGAGTGGACGGCTGATGCCCTACAAAGACCCCCAGGTGGCGCAGGAGTACCACGCGCGCTGGAGGGCTCGGAATCGCGGGCGTTATGCGGTCCAAGACAAGATCTACAAGGCCGCTCGTCGCGCCAACCTGCGGGCAGCCGCGTACGGAGCACCCGGGACGATTACCGACGCCGACGTGGTCGATGTGCTCAAGGCCGGCCGATGTCACTACTGCGGCAGATCGCCAGGCCTGCTCACGCTCGACCACGTCGAGCCCCTCCATGATGGGGGCGCAAACGTTCGTTCGAACATCGTCGCCGCCTGTAATCAGTGCAACCCGTCCAAGGGGCGATCCTCAGCACCGGGCCGTTGGTCTCTGTGGTTCGACACGTGCGTTGATTGCGGAACAGCCGACCGGCCGCATATGGCTGGCGGCCGCTGCAGGCGCTGCTACCAGCGCCACTGGCGAACCGGGACTGCCTCCCCACAAGCGTCGGTCCCGGTTACACGGGACGCTTCGACGGCAGACAACCGGGTCCGGGGTGAGGTCGGGGAAACCGCGCCCCGGGCTTCTGCGCGAGGCCAAGCGGAGTTTTTTTTTTGGCCTCGCAGCGAATCACAACGGTGGAATTACACGTAGGTCGAGCGCATGAGCCGCCATCGGTTCAACCTCTACGCCGACCTCTCTGATCACGTCGCCACGAGCGAACTCGGTGACGGCCGGGAACGCTGCGAGGCCGACGGCTACCTCTGGCCCTGTCCTGACGTCCGCATGGCACCGCCCGAGCTCACCGACGACGAGCGCTCCGTGATGGAGATGGTCGACTTCGGGTGGGTCGTGTGGGAACGCCTGCCCGAGGGGCTCGACATCGGCGAACGGTCCCCGCGCGGCGGGACGGTGGTCGGGTGGGAGGACGACGATGAGGGCCACCGCACGTATCGCTGTCTCGAGGGATTCCCGCACCGGCGGCCGCACTTCGTCCGGCTGGCAGCGGCCGAGGTCAACCCGACCGCCGACGTCGGCGTGTGCCTGCCGAACCCGTCGACGTTGCGGAGTCACCACCGGCGGATCGCCGCCTACGTGGGCGCCCAGAAGGGCGTGAAGGACGAGACCGAGACCGAGTACCTGGCCCTGGCCCTGACGCTGTCCAGGGCCGTGTGAGGAGGCAAATCCAATGACCACAGACCTGGTGCGCAGCGCACCCCTCGTCCCCGGGCGGTTCCTTGACTTCGACGAGGCGAAGCGTCATGCCGTCGTGCTGTCGAAGAGCGGGCTGGTCCCAAAGGCCCTGGCCGACAACCCCGACGCCGTGATGCTGGTCGGCCTCCTTGGCCAGGAGCTGGGCGTACCCTTCATCGCCTCGATGAAGCAGATCCACGTCATCGAGGCCAGCCCGTCGCCGTCGGCCCAGCTGCAGCTGTCGTTGATCCACCGAGCCGGCCACAAGGCGCGCTTCATCGAGTCGTCGCGCGAGCGGGCTGTGATGCGCGGCCGCCAGCGTGACGACGACCCGGCGGACCCGAAATCGTGGGTCGAGGTCGAGTGGTCCGAGGAAGACGCTCGTGAAGCTCACCTCCTCGACGAGTGGGTCGAGCGCTGGCAGAAGACCGACGGAGGCAAGAACTACAAGGAGGTCGTGCGGCTGCGCCGGGACGGCGACCGCTACGTGCCGGCCGAGTTCGGGGCGACGGAGATCCCCGAGTGGGCCCAGAAGGAGATCCGCTACGGCAAGGTGAAGCGCAAGGACAACTGGTGGAACTACCGCCGGGACATGCTCCGGGCCCGGTGCGCCTCGACGTTCTGCCGGATGGTCTGCCCCGAGGTCCTACTGGGCATGGACCCTCACACCGCCGAGGAACGCGGCTTCGACGTCGGCCAGGACCTCGACGAGCCCGTGGTCGACGACGACATCACCGACGCCGAGCTGGTCGACGATCCCGTCTCGGGGGCGGCGGACCGGTCGGGTCAAGAGCCGGCCGCACGCGCGGCGGCCTCCGACCCGCCTCCCCCGGGGTCTGAGGCCAGCGGGCCCGAGGGTGAGCCGTCCGTGGCTCCGGCACCCTCGGGCCCAGGCTGGACGGCGCGGGCCGAGGCCGCCGGCATCGTCCAGGGTGCCGTGCTGCGGCGGGCCCGGGGCATTGCAGAGGAGGTCGGCGTCGAGGCGCCGATGTCGTTCGACGACATCCCGACCGAGGGCCCGGTGGCCGAGCGCCTGGCGGCATGGCTCGGTGGTATCTCGTGAGCGCGCTCAACCTAGAGCGCATCAAGGCGAGGACAGACGCGGCAACGGCGGGACCGTGGAGTCCTCGCCATGTCGATCTTTGCGCCGAGGACTACGACGACCACGACGACTTTCCCGAAGAGGGCGTTTGGTGGATCGACCACGCGGGGTGGGTCGACCTTGAGGATGACAGCGGGCTGTTTGCCACGAGGGACGACGCTGCCTTCATCGCCCACGCCCGCACCGATGTGCCCGCCCTCGTGGCTGAGATCGAGGGCCTGCGGACCGCCCTGCTGGGCCTAGCCGAATGCCACTCGCCGGGCTTGGTCCGTGACGAGCTGCTCGCTCTCGCCGGCGAGTCAGTTGTGGACGTCGAGGTTGTCGAAGTCGACGGGGCCTACCTGTGACGACGCCCGCGCTTGGTTCCGCTCCGTCCCGCGACGTGGCCGCGCGCTCGGGGTTGTCGACGGCCCGGGCGATCCTCAACGCCGCGGTGCCGGAAGCCGACTTCATGGCGACCGTCATCGCCATGGCCGAGCGCTTCGGCTGGCGCTGGCACCACGAGACGGACAGCCGAAGGACGAATGCTGGCTGGCCGGATCTCGTGCTCGTCAAGCCGCCGGCGCTCATCGTGGTGGAACTGAAGGCGCAGAAGGGCAGGACCACGCCCGAACAGGATGCCTGGCTTGCCGACCTCGGCGCGTGCCCGGGCGTCTGGGCGACCGTCTGGCGGCCATCTGATCTCGACGCCATCGAGCGCGCCCTGAGGGCCGCCTGATGGCCTGCGAGGTCTGTGGCGGTTCGGGTGTTGTCGCCTCGACCGCGTGCTCGACGCCCTGCCTGATCCACCGGTGCGGGCCGGCGTACATCGTCGTGCGCCCAGTGGCCTGCGGGGCGTGCGAGAAAGCCGCGCTCAGTGAGGACCTGGCGTCGTGACGGCCACCGATACGCGCTACGGCAACTGGCTTCCGTCTGAGAGCGCGGCGGCCGAGAAGTGCGAAGCCCACGAAACGTGGTGGGCGCTGAACAAGGAAACGGGATGCGTCCACCCTGACCATGGTGACTACCCGCTGGTCGCCCCCGGTTTGGTCCGCGTGGTCTGCGGCTGCGCCGTCGCCTTTGTTGACGTCGGCAGGACCTGCCACTCCTGCGGGCAGACCATGCGCCAGGTCGACGCCGGATGACCCTCCACGGCCTCATGTGGGGCTTCGTGGCCGTCGCCCTGGCCGTGGGCCTCCTTCGGTCACCCGTGGTCGCCTGGTGGGCAGCCGGCGGGCCGTGCATCGGCTGTGGCCACGCCAAGAGCCGCCACCGCGCGTCAGGCTGCCTGGCGTTCGGCTGTGACTGCGGCCTGGCCTACGGAGAGCGACCATGACGGCCCGCTACGCCGAGAAGACGACGGTGCCGGTCGAGAACAGCCGCGCAGAGATCGAGCGGACACTGGCCCGGTACGGCGCACAGTCGTTCGCCTATGGATGGGACCAGGCCCGGGCGGTCATCGAGTTCGCGCACCAGGACCGGCGTGTCCGGTTCGTGCTGCCGCTGCCCGACCGGGGGGACCCGGAGTTCACCGAGTACACGCGCGGCACCACCTGCCCGACCCGACACAGGAGGACAGCGGAGGCCGCCCAGAAGGAGTGGGAGCAGGCCTGCCGCCAACGCTGGCGAGCGCTGGCGCTGGCGATCAAGGCGAAGCTGGAGGTCGTCGAGGCCGGGATCTCGACCTTTGAGGCGGAGTTCCTGGCCCAGATGGTCCTTCCCGACAACACGACGTTCGGGGCATGGGCGGAGCCCGAGCTGGCGCGCGTCTACGAGACGGCGACCATGCCCACGATGCTGGCGCTCGGGAGTGGATCGTGACCTGGCGCCCGTACGCCTCGCTCTTTCGTCGACCTGGTCGACCACGGTGCCAGTGGCCGCCGTGTGGGCGCGAGTGCCGGCCTGGACGTGGACTGGCTGACGAACGGTTCTGCTCCGGGCTGTGTCGGGCGAAATCGGCCATGGCGGCGTCGACGTGATGCCCGAGCCACGCGCGCCGGCTCTACCACCGCTGACGGCCGCCTTCTCCTACCTCAACCGCGGCTGGGCCGTGTTCCCGGTCCACACGGCGGTCGAGGGGCGCTGCAGCTGTGGGGAGGACTGCGGGTCGCCGGCCAAGCACCCGCGCACGCGGCACGGCCTCGTCGACGCCGCCAAAGTGGACGACGCGGCGAAGCAGTGGTGGCGCCGCTGGCCCGACGCCAACGTGGCCATCGCCACCGGGGCCGTCAGCGGCCTGGTGGTGCTCGACATCGACGGGCACAAAGGCGGCGAGGCGAGCCTGAGCGAACTTGAGGCCCGATACGGGAAGTTGCCGCACACGCCGCGCGTGATCACCGGGGGCGACGGGTTCCACGTGTACTTCGCTCACCCGGGGCTCAACTGCCCGAACACGGCCAGTCGCCTGGGCCCAGGCATCGATACGCGCGGCGACGGCGGATACGTGGTGGCGCCACCGAGCACCCACGTCAGCGGCCGCCGGTACGAGTGGCTGATCTTTGACGCCCCGCTGGCCCCGCTGCCCAGCTGGATGCTCGAGCAGCTCAAGGAGAAGCCGGCTCCTCCGCCGGCGCCGGCGGGCCCGGTGCGTCGCCTCGACGCCGGCGGGACCGCCTACGGCCTGGCCGCGCTGGCCACCGAGGTGCGCGAGGTGCGCTCCTCGGTCGAGGGCACGCGCAACCGCACCCTGAACGACGCCGCCTACACCCTGGGCCAACTCGTGGCCGGCGGCGAGCTGGAGGAGGCCGTGGTGCGCACCGAGCTCGGGGGAGCGGCTGCAGGCGTCGGCCTGACCGATCGGGAGATCGAACGGACGCTGGCCTCGGGGCTGAGCGCCGGCAAGGCCCTGCCGAGAAGCGCTCCGCCGCGCCCCGATCGACCCCGGCTCACCGTGGTCGAGGCGGCCGCCGGCGAACTGCCCCCCGGGGAGCCGCCTGAGGACTGGGAGCCCGACGACGCGGGCTCGGGCCCGGGGGGGCCTTCGATGCCGGCAGACGGCGAGCCGCCGCCGATCCACTACACAGACCTGGGCAACGCCCGCCGCCTCGTGGCCGCCCACGGTCACGACCTGCGCTACTGCCACCCGTGGTCGTCGTGGCTGGTCTGGGACGGGAAACGGTGGCAGCGAGACGCCACGGCAGAGGTGTTGCTGCGGGCGAAAGGCGTCGTCGACCAGCTCTACTTCGACGCCCTGCGCCTTGTCGACCCGGACGAGAAGAAGGCCCTCGTGAAACACGCCCTGGCGTCGGAGGGCGATCGAGCGCTGAAGGCGATGGTCAACCTCGCCGCATCGGAGCCGGGCATCCCGGCGCTACCAGAGCGCCTCGACGCCAAGCCGTGGTTGCTCAACTGCCCGAACGGCACGCTCGACCTGCGCAAGGGCGAGCTGCGGGCTCACCGACGCTCCGACGGCCTGACGAAGATGTGCGGCACGCCGTACGACCCAGAGGCCACCGCGCCGAGGTGGGAGGCCTTTCTGACTCGTGTGCTGGTCGACCCGGAGACGATCGCCTTCGTGCAGCGTGCCGTGGGGTACTCCCTCACCGGCGACGTCAGCGAGCACAAGCTGTTCTTCTGCGCTGGCGACGGCGCCAACGGCAAGGGAACGCTGCTCACGACGATGCAGGCCGTGATGGGCCAATACGCGATGCAGTGCGAGGCGGATCTGCTCTTGGCGCGCTACGGCGAGGTGCACACGACTGGGCAACTCGACCTGATGGGGCATCGCCTGGCCGTGACATCAGAGGTTGATCAGGGGCGCCGATTCAACGAACCGCTGGTCAAGCGATTGACCGGCGGCGATGTGATCAAGGCCCGCGGCATGAGAGAAAATAACACTGAGTTCTTCCCGTCTCATAAGTTTTGGGTGCAGGGCAACTATCGACCGGATATCCGAGGAACGGACGAGGGAATTTGGCGGCGCATGTGCATCGTTCCCTTCGACGTGAAGATCCCGGAGGCCGAGCGGGACCTCCATCTCGGCGAGCACCTGGTGGCCAACGAGCCTGCGGGCATCTTGGCATGGGCCGTTCGAGGGTGTCTGGCATGGCAACGACAAGGGCTCGGCACTCCGGCGGCGGTGGTCGACGCCACGGCCGACTACCGCCTCGAGCAGGACGCCATTGGCCAGTTTTTGGAGGACCGCTGCGAGACCGGGCCCGACCTCTGGGTCAGTGCCGCTGACCTGCGAAAAGAGTACGTCGAGTGGTGCGAGTCCATCGGGGAGCGACCCCAGTCGGCCAAGGCCGTGGGTGCGGCACTCAGTCGACGAGGGCTCAAGCGGGCTCACCAGGGGCACCCTCGGGTGTGGACGTGGCTCGGCCTGGGCGTGTCGGTGCGCCCCTTGCGCCCCTTGCAAACGGGATTGTTGGATGAGCGTTCTCGCGCGCGTGTAGAGACCTCCACCGCGAATCGGGGTCGCAATGGGTCGCAAGGGTCCCCGGGTGGGGATTGGACGTACGCCGAGACACCGGTCGGTGAGTGCGTCGTGTGCACGAAATCGTGCATGTCGACTGACCCGGAAGGCCGAATGAGACATCCCGACTGCGCGACGCCGACGCCACAACAATCAATGCCCGACCCGAACGAGGACTTCTGAGGTGTCGAGCGCCGATCGTGTCACCAAGCACCTCGACGACCTGGCCGAGGAGCTCGACCAGTTGAGGCTCGGACCGCGTGCTGCGCCGAAGAGCAGCCGACGGCTGCCGCTGACCTTGGCGCAGCTGGTCGAGCGAGGGGCGATCATCGCTGACAATGACAACGTTCGGTCCGCCGCTCTTCACGCCGGTGGAAGTCGGACGATCGCTCTCGATGACGAGGAAATGCCGATCGTCGTCAACGATCCACTCGGCGAGTATGTGTCGGCGAAGGTCGACGGTGGAGTTCCTGACGACGTCGTACGCAAGGAAGCGCTCTATGCGCTGCGACGAGTAGGTCATGCACGCAAGGCTCTGTCCGATGCTCGGGATGCGCTGATACGCGCCGTGCCTAAGCCCGGAGAGAACGGCGAGCCAGGGTGCCGGGTCGAAGCTCGCTGGGATGGTGGGTTCGTCGCGGCGAGGGAGGACATAGGCGACGACCTTTGCGACTGGTGCTATCGGTTCAAGGCGACGTACGGATGCGATCCACCTGAGGAGATCGCCCGGGCCCGGATCGCAGGTGAACGGATCTCGGAGAAGTTCATCCGCCAGGTCCTTGACAACCAGCGTCGTCCACGACGGCGACGGGGACGCTGACCAGCGGGTATCCACCCATGACTCTGGTTCCGCAGTACCCTGTGGTCAGAGTTGGCGACGGGCGCGGGTGATGGGCGCTCCCGAGTTGAGTGGTCGGCCTCGACGCCGAGTGTGTGCGCAGGTCCGGCTCGAGGAGCCCAACTGCTGGTTGTGCGGGTACTGGGTCGACCAGTCGTTGCCGCGTTGGCACGTCATGTCGAGCACGGTCGACGAGGTCGTGCCTCGGTCACTGGCCGCTGACCCCCGCTGGGCGGCGCTCGATCGATCGAACCTTCGGCATGCACACCGGCGATGCAACAGCAGTCGCGGCAATCGGCCCCCACGTGTGATGCGAAGCAGTCGAGAGTGGTGACGAGGGAAGGGGGGGTCGAAAGTTGCGAGCGATCAGGACTCGGGAGACCCGTGATCGTCCCGGAAATCTCTCCCCACGGGGTTCTCTGGGCTCGTTTGGGGCGTGAGCAGGTCGGCCCCAGGAGGCGCCGAAACCCTGTCGAGCGCTGCGGCATCGGGCGACCAGCGTCGTGGCCTCGAGGCACTGCGGCGGGAACTAGCCGAGGCGATCGAGCTGGCCGCTGGCCAGGTCGCCAATCGGTCCGACACAGTGGAGGGCGAGAAGTCAGCGGCCATCGCTCTCGGCCAGATCGCCTCCCTGTCCAAGCAGCTACGGGACACGATGTCGGCCCTGGCCGCCCTGCCCGACCCCGAGGCCAAGACTCCCGTTGACGAGATCGAAGAGCGTCGCGCTGCTCGGCAGGCAGACGCCGCGGTACCAGCTGGTGCCAAGGGCAAAGTCGTCGGCCGGGCCCGAGGCGGTCGAACTGTCCGCAAGCCACGGTCTGGTGCTCGAGCCGCACCAAGAGCTGGTGCTGCAGGGGTCACTCGGCGAAAATCCCAACCCAAAGCGACCGGGTAGCTGGCGCTGGGCGGCCTTCGAGGTCGCCGTCGTCGAGCCCCGCCAAAACGGCAAGGGCGGCATCATCACCGCCCGCGAGCTGGCCGGCTTGTACCTGTTCAACGAGCCTCTCCAGACCCACACCGCACACCGATTCGACACCTGCCTCGAGGGCTTCCGCCGGATCCGGGAAATCATCGACGGCCACGACGACCTGCGCCGGCGGGTCAAGAGGATCAGCGACTCTCACGGCCAGGAGTCGATCGAGCTCTACAACCGCTCCCGGTCTCAGCGGTTCAGTGGTCAGACCCAGCGGCTCAACTTCAAGGCTCGGTCGAAGGGATCGGGTCGTGGCTTCTCCGGCGACGTCGTCTACCTCGACGAGGCGTTCTGGCTCCTCGAGCTGGGGTCGTTGATGCCCACCATGTCCGCCCGTCCCAACCCCCAGCTGTGGTACCTGTCCAGCGCCCCACTGCCCCGCCTCGAGTCCGAGATCCTCCGCCGGCTCTGCAAGCGGGGCCGCGCCGGTGCCCGCAGGCAGAAGCGGTCCCTCCGCCTGGCCTACTTCGAGTGGTGCGCCGAGCTCGGCGTGGACCCGACCGATCGTGGCAAATGGGATGCAGCTCTCATCGAGCTGATCGAGGACGAACAAGCCCACGCCCTGGCCTTGGCCGACGCCAACCCCGGCCTCGGCTACCGCCTCAGCCCCGACTTCGCCACCAGCGAGCGCACGGCGATGACCACCGAGGAGTACGCCCGGGAGCGCCTCGGGATCTACCCGGAGGAGGTCGAGGTCGTCGACCTGGCACTCGACCCCGACGACTGGCGGTCCTGTACCTCCCCGTTCGACGACGAACATCGCCCGCTGTCGGGGCTCAGAGATCCGGTCACCCTCGCGTTCGAGGTCTCCCACGACCGCAAGTGGGCCCAGATCGCCGCCGGCGCCTCCTCCACGCTCGGCGCCGGCAAGCACGTCGAGGTCATCGAGAACCGTCGAGGGACCGGATGGCTCGTCGATCGCCTGGTCGAGCTCGTCGACAGGCACAAGCCAATCGCCGTCGTGTGCCTGCCCGGCGCTGCGGCCGCCCTCCTCGAGGATTGCAAGAAGGCCGGGCTCACGATCGGGCTCCCGGATGGCACCACGGCGAGGAACAAGCCGAAGTACCGGGCGGTCACGGCGGGCGACTGGGCCCAAGCCTGCGGAGCTGCCTACGACGACATCACCGAGCACCGTTGGGTCCACATCGACCAGCCCGAGCTCAACAAGGCGGTCGCCAGCGCCGTGTGGCGAACTGTCGGGGACGCCCGGGTGTTCGACCGGCGCTCTGAGGTCGACATCTCGCCGTTGGCCGCCGTGACGTTGGCCGCCTGGGCGGCAGGCAAGTCGGAGGACTCCAAGCCCACCCCCGCCGTACACACCTGGGCGGATGACGACGAGGAGTTCAATGAGATCCTCCGAGAGCTCGAACAAGAAGAAGAGGCTGCCAGCGACGCCTGAGGTGCGCTCGACCGCTGGCGAGATCATCGGGATGGCGGTGTTCGCCATCGGCTGGGGCCTCCTGGCCGCGTGGCTCGGCGTCGTCATCGCCGGCGCCGAGATCGTGGTTCTCAGTCTGGCTGCAGGCCGCACGCCAGCACCGCCTGCTGACTTTGGTGACGGGTGAGCGTCCTCAAGCACCTGATTGGCAGCCCCGAGCGACGGTTCGACGGGCCGTGGGGACCGTGGGACCCCTATCGAGACGGCCGCATTCCACCTCCTGGCCTCGACGCCGTGTCATCGGCGGGCGTGGTCGTCACCGAACAGACGGCCATGCACATCATCGACGTCTACGCCTGCGTGTCCCTACGGGCCGACTCGATCCTCATGCTGCCGGCCAAGGCCTACCGCAAGGCCGGTGACGTCCGGTCCGACGTCACCCCGGCACCGCCGCTCATCGCCCAGCCCGACCCCGAGATGACGGCCAACGACTACTGGGCGGCCGTCGAGACGTCGCTGATGCTCCGTGGCAACGCCTACTCGGTCATCATCGAGCGCGACACCCGGGGTTACGCCACCGCCGTGAAGTTGATCCACCCCGACGACGTCCACCCGGAACGCAATCGGGCCACCGGACGGATCCAGTACCGGCTGGCCAACGGCGACATGGTCGACAAGATCGACATGATCCACGTGTCGTGGGTCCGCCTCCCCGGCGAGATCGAGGGCCTCAGCCCCATCGGATGCGCTCGTCGAGGCCTAGGCAAGGCGATCGCCACGGAGAACTTCGGCGCCAACTGGTTCCGAGACGGCGCCTCCCCGAGCTCGGTGCTTGAAAGCGACTTGGAGGTCAACAAGACCGAGGCCAAGCGGATCGTGGCCGACTGGATGATGACCCACGGTGGACGCCGTCGGCCAGCGGTCCTCTCGGGCGGCCTGAAGTGGCGGCCCATCACGATCACGCCCGAGGAGTCGCAGTTCCTCGAGACCTGCAAGGCCAACACCGCCCAGATCGCCCGCCTCTTCAGGATCGCTCCCCACATGATCGGCGAGGTCGACAGGACCACGTCGTGGGGCAAGGGCATCGAGGAGCAGGGCATCGGCTACGTCGTGTACACGCTCGGGCCCAGCATCACCCGCTACGAAGTCGCCTACGGCGCCCAGCTGCCGAGGCCGCAGTACGTGAAGTTCTCTGTCGGGGCCCTGCTGCGAGGCAACACCAAGGATCGCTTCGTCTCCTACGCCGTCGCCCGGCAGTGGGGGTGGATGTCGGTCAACGAGATACGAGCCCTCGAAGACCTCCCGCCCGTCGAGGGCGGCGACGTCTACCTGCAGCCCCTCAACATGATCGACGCACAGGACGCACTCAAGGCGCTGCTGCAGCCGGCCCCCGCCGGCGGCGACACCGGAGGTGGTGACGGATGAGCAAGCCCAAGCCCCGCGAGGTAGTCGCCGAGGCTCTGGCGGCCAAGCGAGAGATGCGGGCCGTCCCGGCCAGTGCCTTCACGCTGCGCAAGGCCGACGACGGGACCTACACCCTCACCGGCCACGCATCGGTCGTCGACACGCCCTACGAGATCTACGGCGGTCCGCCCTACGGCTGGATCGAGATCGTCGACAGCGCGGCGTTCGACAAGACCTTGAGAGAGCGCCCCGACGTCCAGCTGCTCATCAACCACGGCGGAATGCCCCTGGCCCGGACCAAGTCCGGCACGCTGACCCTTTCCCTCGACCAGATCGGCCTGGCCGTGGCCGCCGGCCTCGAACCCCGGTCGACGACGGTGCAGGAACTGGCCCTGGCCATGGACCGTGGCGACATCGACGAGATGTCCTTCGCGTTCAGGGTGTTGCGGCAGGAGTGGAACGAGGACTACACCGAGCGCCGCATCCTCGAAGTGTCGATCCATCGTGGCGACGTCTCAGTGGTCAACTACGGCGCCAACCCGGCCACATCGGCCACGCTGCGGGCCCGGGCCCTGGCTGATTTGGCCACCATGGACCCCGCCCAGGTCCTCGCCGAGGTCCGGGGCGCCCGCGGTGTCGATCTGTCGGCGCTCAGTGCCGCCCGTGACGTCCTTGGCCAGGCTGTCGGTACCCCGCCGGCGCAGCGGGCCGCAGCTGACCCTGATGAGGACCCGGGCGCCCTGGCCCAGGCCATCGACGCGGTGCTCGACGAGGTCTCCGATGCCCTGGATGCCAACGACATCCCGACAGCAACGGCGTTGCTCACTGCCGCCGAGGCCGTCGTCGACACACTGCTCGAGGTCCTCGGCGTCGACGACAACGACGACGCTGATGACGCCGCCTCGGACGCTGACCCCTCTGGTCGCTCATCCGAGCCGCCCGCGCCCGCCGTACCCCCGTCCGCTGACGGCATGGACCTCGCCGAGGCCCGCCGCCAGCTCGACGAGCTCAGCACCAACGCAGCCTGAAGCACCCCGGCCCCGTTCACGCCGGAGCCCCCCATCGCCGGAGCCCTGCCGGGCCACCACCATGGGCGGCCACCACCTGACGAGCTGGTCCCCACAACAGCACCTCACAAGGAGACCAACCCGATGAACCACCTCACCAACCGGCTGCGCTCGCGCGGCCGCATCATCGCCGAGCGCACCAGCGCCGGACTGTTCGTGCTCGCCGCCCCCTTCGTTCTGGCCATGGCGGCCATGGCCAAGGACAACGGCGGCGACGACCCGACCCCCAACCCCTTCCTCGCCCGCCTGGCCGAGGCGCGCTCCGCCGCCAAGTCCACTCTCGACGCCCTCGTGGCCAAGGTCGAGGGCGACAAGCGCACGAAGATGACCGACGAGGAGACGGCCGAGTACCGCCGCCTGGTCGACGAGATCAAGGAGCACGACGAGCGGCGAACCGAGCTGCTCGAGATCGAGCGCCGCGAGCAGGCTGCGGCCGACCTCGCCGGCGGCATCGAGCGAGCCGGCGGCCAGCCGGCCCACGTTCGGTCGGAGCCCATGACCTACGGGCGCGAGAACCGTACGGTCAGCTACTTCCGCGACCTCGGGCTGGCCCACGTGGGTGGCGATCAGGATGCCCGCGAGCGCCTGAACGCCCACCGTCGGGAGATGGACGTCGAGATCCCCAAGCGCGAGGCCCGCATGGCGCTCGAGTTCGATCGAGCGCTCGAGTCCTTGAGTGACGGAGACCGCCGGGCCGCGGTCGAGAAGCGGGCCCTGTCGCGCGTCGACGGGGCCGGCGGCGACTTCGTGCCGCCCCTGTGGCTGATGGACGAGTACGCCGCTCTGGCCCGGGCCGGGCGGCCGTTCCTGGAGCTCGTGCGCACCGTGCCCCTGCCTGGCGGGACCGACTCCATCAACATCCCCCGGATCACCGGTGGCGCGGCCGTGGCCGCACAGACGACCGACAACGCAGCGGTCTCCAACGTCGACATGGTGACCGACGGGATCAACTGCCCCGTGCGAACCCTGGCCGGCCAGCAGGACATCGCCCTGCAGCAGCTCGAGCAGTCGCCCATGGCCTTCGACGAGATCGTCTTCGCTGACCTCCTGGCCGACTACAACGCCAAGGTCGACAGCCAGGCTCTGACGGCCGCCGGCACCTCGGGCACCCTGAAGGGCCTCATCACCGTCGCCGCTGCGTCGGGCATCACCGTCGCGTACACCGACGCCAGCCCGACGTTCGTCGAGCTCTACCCCAAGGGTGCCGACGCTCTCTCGCAGGTGTCCACCGCCCGCAAGCGGGTCCCGAACGCCTGGATCATGGCCCCGAGACGGTGGTTCTGGATGACCGCGGCCCTGGATGCCAACAACCGGCCGCTCATCGTCCCGACCGCTCAGGGTCCGTTCAACAGCCTGGCCGACGTGCGAGACCAGGTCTTCGAGGGACCGGCTGGAACCTGGCACGGCCTCCCCGTCGTCCTCGACCCCAACATGCCGATCAACCTCGGCGCCGGGACCAACGAGGACCGGGCCGTGGCCACGCTGACCACCGACCACATCCTGTTCGAGGGCGCCCTGCGCACCCGGGCGCTGCCCGAGGTCCTCAGCGGGACCCTGACCGTGCGCCTCCAGCTGTACCGCTACGTGGCTTGGACCGCCGAGCGGTACGCCTCGGCCATCGGCCAGATCGGCGGCACAGGCCTCGTCACCCCGACCTTCTGAGTCGGCCGAGCCCCGTCTCTTCGAACCCACGAGAGGAGCCTTCAATGGCCCAGCAGATCAAGCCCAAGGAGACCGCCGAGGCCTCCACGACCACCGAGCGGCCGCCCGGATACGACGACGAGGGAATTCGCCACCCCGCGGTCTCGGCCGTGTCGCTCCCCGTCTCATCCCGGCCGGCGCCAGCAGGACCCGGCGAGGTGGCCCCGTCCATCGTCGAGTCGGCCACGCCCAACCTGGCCAAGGCCCAGGCCAACCTGGAGGCCGACGTCGATGCAGGCAAGGCCGGCACGCCGGCCGAGGCCAACGCGCGGGCCCGCGCCGCCGCCGGGCATCGGGCGCCCGACACCGTCGACCTCGAGGAGGCCCGGATCCGGGCCGAGGACAATGCCGCCGCCCTCGAGCCGGCACCCATCCGCCCCAAGGCGTGAACCAGGCCCGGTACGTCCAAGCCCTCCTGCGCGAGCGGGAGGGCTACGTCCTGCGAGGAAGGGAGAGCCGCGTGGCCGACGTCGACGCCGAGCTGGAGCGTCTCGGAGTACCCGGGCCCGGACCGATGGAGACGACCGAGGCGGAGCCTCCGCCCGAGCGCTCCGTTCCCGAGCGGCCGCAGCGACCGACCCGACCCGGGAAGCCCTGAGCCGTGGCCACTCCCATTGCCCTCACCGGTTCGCCGCCGGCCAGCCAAGTCGTCGTTTCCTCACCCGGGTCCTATGTCGGGTGGGCCCTGCGCGAGACAGCCGGAGCGGTCGCGACCGTGCGTCTGTACGACAACTCGTCCTCCGCTTCCGGGACCCTGCTCGACACCATCCAACTGGCCGCCAATGAGAGTGGGTCGGAGTGGCTCTCTGGCAACGGCCTGCGGTTCGCCAACGGCGTCTACGCCCAGGTCGTCGCCGGGACCGTCGAGGGATCGGTTCGGATCGCTTAATGAGCAGGCACGGCGTACCCGCCACCTCTCCCTGGATTGTCGATCTCGACCCCTTCTTTTTCTCGGCGAGCACCAACTGGGGCACGCCGACGGCAGCGAACACATTCTATGGCGGGTACAGCCAGTCCTCGGGCGCCCAGAACGACGAGATCGACTGGGACGTGGTCGTCGGCGCCGGCACTTGGAAGTTCGCCCTGATCCACTACACCGGCACCTTTGCCGGGATCTACTCCGTGCAGATCGACGGCACCACCGTCGGCACCATCGACGGCTACGTGAACCCGGGCGGCCCGAACGCGATCGCCGCTCCCATCGTCGGCATCGTCGTTGCCACCACCGGGAAGAAGAGGGTCGGTTTGAAGATGGCGACCAAGAACGCCAGCTCATCGGGCTACTACGGCCTGATCCACCACGCCAAGTTCCTACGGACGGCCTGAGTTGCCCGCAGCAGCATTCGCTGACCAGCGCGGTCGTCGCATCCTGCGTGGGACCACAGCGACGATCACGCTGGTGTCCGCCGATCAGGACGGAACGGCGTTGGCTCCATCTGGCGCCGTCACGGTCGGCGTGACGCGCGGAGACGGCTCCGCGGTGGTCCCCGCTGGCACCGCCGCCACCACCTCGGGCAGCACGGTCACTGCGTCGCTCACGCCAGCCCAGACGGCCGCTCTCGACCTGCTGGAGTCTACGTGGACCGACGCCGGTGTCGGATCCGTGCACACGAGATACCACGAGGTCGTGGGTGGGCACTACGTCAGCTTGGCTGACCTGCGCTGGCAGACAAATCTCGGGTCCGACGCCAAGTTCCCCGACGATCGCCTGATCGAGGCTCGCCGCTGGTTCGAGGACCTCTTCGAGCAGTACACCGGTGTCGCCTGGGTGCCGCGATACCGGAAGGCGTTCCTCGACACCTGGGGGACGAACGGCATTCTGGTGCTCCCGGACTCGTACATCCGCACGCTGCGGTCTCTCAGCTATACAAACGTGGCTGGCGACACGATCGCCCTCACCGGTGGCGACCTGGTCGACGTGATCGTCGACGACAGCGGCGTGCTCAGCCGTCGCTCTCGTACCTGGTGGCCGCCGCCAAGTGCCCGCACGATTACCGTCGCCTACGAGTACGGCCTGGACTTCCCTCCCGCCGACGTCGTCGAGGCCGCCAAGGTGGCCATCGCTGATCGTGTGACCAGTGGCCACGCGGGGAATCGGCAGTACTCAGTGGCGACGCAGGCCGGCATCGTCCGATCTTCCACCCCGGGGCCGAAGTCGCCCTTCGGCATCCAGTTCGTCGACGAGGTGGCCAACCGTCGGCGTGAACGACTTGCTGCTTTTGCCTGATGGGTTCCTCGATCGGGCCGGCCCGGCAGGTCTTGTTCACGAACCTCGACAACACCATCTCGTCGACGGGGCCCCAGGTCACATTCGGCCCGCCGGCCATTGCCGAGGAGCAGGAGGTCGTAGCGCTCCTCGGCGTGCTCAACCCGACAGAGACCCCGGCCGCCCTCGGTCAGCGGCGCGTCGAGGAGACCTACCACCTCGAGGTCGGCATCAAGGTCCACAACCCTGCTGGAGACCCGGCTGAAGTCGATCAGCGCGGCTTCGAGCTGCGGCAGCAGGTGCGTGCCGTCATCGAAGCAGACCTGACCCTCTCTGGCACCGTGCGCACGGCTCTCATCGTCAGCGACACAACGGACGGCGTCCTCCCGGCCGATCCGACCATGGGCGGCGGGTACGTGATCTTCTTCCGCCTCCTCGTGGAGTGCGCTCAGCGCATCACCTGAGGAGACGGGCGTGTCTCTCGAAAAGCTGGACATCATCGGGCTTCGCGAGTTCAACGCCGAGCTTCGTCGCCTCGACACCACCCTCCCGAAGGCGGTCCGGGAGCTCAACTTCACAATCGCTTCCGACGTGGCCACCAAGGCCACGAGCGTCGCCGAGTCGCTTGGCGGCGTCGCTCGCAAGGTGGCCCCCTCTCTCAAGGCGCTGGCCCAGCAGGCACGGGCTCAGGTCAAGCTCGGGGGGCCGCAGTACCCGATGGCCATGGGCGCCGAGTTCGGCTCCGTCCAGTTCCACCAATTCAAGGCGTGGCGGGGCAGCGGGGCCGGCGCCGGCTACTTCCTGTACCCAACCGTCCAGGCGAAGAAAGTCGAGCTGGTCCCCCGGTACCGCTCGATGCTCGACCAGGTCACCAAGCCGGCGTTCCCCCAATAGGAGGCTCCATGGGCACAAAGATCACCTACGTCGGCATCTATGCCGGCGGCGTCGAGATCGACGCAACAGGCCAGCTCGTGGGACAGGGCGAGACGGTCGAGGTGGACACCGAGGTCGCCGAGGCCCTGCTCGAACAGGAGGGCGAGTGGGCTCGGCCGCGGGCCAAGGTTGCCAAGCGGGCGGCCCGTCGACAGTCACCCCCGTCAGGGGGCCCGCCTGAGGCCGCCGTGCCCGAGACCGGAGACGACAGCGCCGACGCCGGCGATGACGCTGCGACACCCGAGGAGAGCTCCTGATGCCGAACACCGCCACCGGTCTCACCACCGGGTTCACCACCGCCGAGGAGTCCATCTACGGGACCCCCGTGACTTGCGACCGGTCGTTCGAGGTGATCTCTGAGACCCTGGAGCGCCAGAACCAGGTCATTGTCTCCAAGGGCCTCCGAGCGCAACCGGTCAACCTGCGCCGTGGCCAGCGCCGCGCCCTGGTGGCTCGAAGCGCCAAGGGCGTCGTGGGCATGGAGGTGCCCTCGGTCGGGTTCGGCCGGATCTTGAAGCACGCCTTCGGCGCCTCGACGATTGCCCAGCAGGGATCAACCACCGCCTGGCTCCAGACCCACACCCTGGCCGGCACCGTTGGCAGGTCGATGACGCTGCAGAAGCAGCTCCGCGACTCGGCCAACGCCCTCGTGCAGCAGTTCACCTACTCGGGCTGCAAGATCGTCTCGATCGAGTTCTCGATCTCGGTCCAGAACATCCTGCAGGCCATGGTCGAGTTCGACTGCCGCGACGAGGACACGACCACCGCCGCAGCCGCCTTGTCCTACCCGGCGGGTGCGCACGTGTTCACCTTCGCCCAGGGCGATCTACGCCTCGGCGGCACGAGCGTCGCCAAGGTCAATGACGCCACCACGAAGCTGACGCGCAAGCTCAAGGTGGATGGCTGGTACCTCGGCACCGGCGGCCTGAAGTCGGAGCCGCTCGAGAACGATTTCCCGGACCTCACCGGGTCCCTGTCGGCCGAGTTCGACTCCGACGCCACCTTCCGGGCCCGCTTCGCTGCCGACAGCGCCATCGACATGGTCCTCGTGTTCACCGGCCCGACGATCTCAGGGATCTACCCGGAGCTCCTCCGGATCACTGTCCCGGAGATCCACTTCACGGGAGAGACGCCCAAGGTCAGCGGCCCCGGCGTGGTCGTCACCAAGGTGCCCTTCGAGGGCGCCAACGACGGGACGAACCCGGGCGTCAAGGTCGAGTACCAGTCGACAGACATCGCGTACTGATGTCCAAGCCCTCATCGCAGAGCCCTCGAGAGCGCGCCAAGGAGCGCGCGGCCGGGCCAGCGAAGGCCTCCGACCTTGCCATCACCATCACCGCCGACGGGAAGAAGTACCCGCTGTCTGTGGGCGACGTCACGTCGCTCGACGTGGTGGCTCTCCGGCGGGCCACCGGAATGGGCGTGCGGGCGCTCGTGGGGGCTGCCGCGACGGATCCCGACATCGACGTCATCGCCGCCATCGTGTGGCTCTCACGGCGCAGTCAAGGCGAGCGGGCTCTGCGTTTCGAGGAGGTCGCCGCCGATCTCAGCTACGACACGTCCTACCAGATCGACTTCCACGGCCAAGCCGCAGCGGCAGATGACGAGGACGCCCCGGAAGCGTAAGGCGGGCGCTTCGCTCTGAGTTGCCCGCCCTGACCCGCTTCTACGGGCTGCGCCCTGTCGACATCGAGGCGATGACCTTCGGCGAAGTGGCGGAGTACCGCCGTCAGCTGGCCGAGTACCAGCAACGCCAGGCGGAGGCACGCGAAGGGAGGTGACCGATGAGCGACAGCCGCGAGCTGAAGGTGACGATCCTCGGCGATTCGAAGGGGGCGCAGCAGGCCTTCAAGCAGACCGAGGAAGGCAGCTCGTCGATGCTGTCAACCCTCAAGTCCCACGCCGGGGCGCTGATCGCCGCCACGAGCGTATCGGCCATCGTCGCCTTCGGGGCCAAGGCGACGTCGACCTTCTCCGACGTCGGCAAGGAGGTCCTCAAGCTCCAGCGCTACACCGGCGGCAGCGCCGAGGAGATGTCGAAGCTGCGCTTCGCCGCCCAGGAGTCAGGTGTCGACGTCGACCAGCTCGGCAAGGGCATGGGGTTGCTCTCGAAGCACCTCGAGGCCAACGACAAGGCTGCCCGCGGCCTGGGGGTGGCGTTTCAGGACGCCCACGGGAAGGCTCGACCGTTCAACGACGTGCTGTTGGATATCGCCGAGCGGATCAAGAACATGCCCAACGGGGTCGAGAAGAACGCCCTCGTCCTGCAGACCTTCGGCAAGGCGGGCATGGACCTGCTCCCCTTTCTGAACCGCGGGCGCGATGGGCTGCGTGACCTCGAGGCCCAGGCCCAGAAGTTCGGCCTGGTGCTCAACCAAGGGAACCTCGACGCGATCAAGAAGAACGTGGCTGCCCACCGGGAGTTCTCGGCAGCCATGCAGGGCCTGCAGCTGCAGGTGGGCCAATACGTGCTGCCGATCCTGACTCAGCTCACCTCATTTGCCACCGGCACGCTGCTCCCGGGGATCTCGACCGTCGGCGCCACGATGAAGGGGCTCTTCGGGCCCGGGGGTGCCCTACAGGGCCCGCTGCAGTCCTTCGGCACCGTCCTGTCGAGCCTCGCCAGCTTCATGGGTGACCATCTGGCCCTGTCGCTCGGCGCCGTTGGGGCGGCGCTGCTGGCCATCGCTGGCCCCGTCGCCATCGTTGTCGCCGGGCTCGCAGCGGTGGCCACCGGCGCCGTCTACCTCTACACCCACTTCGAAGGCGTACGCGACGTTCTCGACCAGTTCGCTGCCGGTGCTTCACAGGCCTTCGACGCTGTGGCTTCTGCCGTCCCCGTGGTGGTCGCTGCGGTCGGATCAGCCCTCGATTCGGTAGGGACCTGGCTCGAGGAGAACCGCGGCACCTTCGAGCAGTGGGGAGCCAAGCTCGAAGAGATCTTCGGCCGGATCTCCGACATCATCGGCAGCGCTCTCATCGTGATCGGTGGCGTGATCACCATCGGCGTCGCCGTGATCTCTGAGCTGTGGGCCCGCTTCGGTGACTCGCTGTGGGGCCACATCAAGACCGCGGTCGATGCCGTGATCCAGATCGTGAGCGGAGCGCTGGAGGTTGTACAGGGGATCTTCGACGTGTTCGCCGGCATCTTCACCGGTGACTGGGGTGGGGTCTGTGTCGGCATCAAAGAGATCTTCGGTGGCGTCTGGAACGTGATTGTGGGCCTCCTCCGCGCCTCACTCGACCTGATGTCGGCGGGCATCGATGGGGCCCTCGCCATCATTTCCGCCGCCTGGTCTGCAGCCTGGAACGGGATCAAGGACTTCTTCTCCGGCCTGTGGTCAGAGATCAAGCACCTCGCCGCCGAAGCGATGGGCTTCCTCATCACCCAGATCGCCAACACCGTTGCTCACATGCTCGATCTGGCCTCCCACCTTCCTTTTGTGGGCGGCAGGTTCGCGGGGCTCGCCGACGACATCCGCCGGATGGCCCACGACGCCAACGTGTCGCTCGGCAACATCCAGGACAAGACGGTCCACGTCGACGCCCAGATCGCCTACAACACCGCAAGCCACCTCTACCCCGGCCTGGCCCAGGCCGTGGCCGGCGTGCAGCGCGCGACCGGCGGGCCCGTTCCCGGCGTGGGGAGTGGCGACATCGTGCCTCTCTGGGCCGAGCCCGGTGAGTTCGTGGTCCGCAAGGCCGCGGTGCAGGCAGTCGGTCTGCCCGCGCTCGAACACCTCAACGCCCAGGGGTTCGCCATGGGCGGGTACGTGGACCTGTCTTCTCGGCTCCCCAGCTCCTCCGCCGTTGCTGCCTGGGGCTCGTCGATCAGCGACATCATCGACAAGAAGTCCCACGACCTGGCTGTGCAGTACGCCAAGGACCACCCGATGGTGGTTTCCAGTGGCGGCGGGCTCGGGGCCACGAACGGGCTCAACCCGGAGTTCCTCCGCCGTTTTGAGCAATGGAACGCCTCGCTCGGCAACATCCTGACGATCACCAGCGGGTTCCGCACGCGCGCCGAGCAGGAGGTGCTGTACGCGCGGTACCTCAGCGGCAACGGGCCTCTCGCCGCGGTCCCCGGCACCTCGCAGCACGAGAAGGGCTTGGCGATCGACCACTCCCCGGCGAGCTGGGGCATGGATGCGTCAGCTGGCGGGTTCGGCCTCAAGCACCCCGTCAGCGGCGAGCCCTGGCACGTGGAGCCCTTCGACCGCGGTGGCACGCTCCTGCCCGAGTGGAACCACGTCTACAACGGAACCGGCGCTCCCGAACACCTGGTACCGGTCGGAAACGCTCCCGGACCCATCGAGCTCGTCTTGGAGCTCGACGGGCGCACCCTGGGAAGGGTGATGATCCCCCACACCATCGAAGAGCTCCAGACGGGGGCCGCACGGGGAGACCGCATCCGTCTCAACGTCGTTCCGGCGTAGATGCCCCTCGGCACCGGGACCGTCGCTGGCGTCCTACGCTTGCCCGACGTCTACTGCCAGGCGGCCTTCGGCGTTGACCCCTACGTCACCCCGGCGGCCGGCGATTGGGTCACGCTCGGCAAGGTAGAGGGCGCCAAGACGGACAGCGGCCGCGAGATCGAAGAGGGGCGCATCAAGGCCAGCACTGTTCACCTCGTCATCCGCAACGACGACCGCAGTCTCGACCCCAACAACACCGCCTCGTCCTACTACCCCAACGTCGTACCGGGGACTCACCTGCGGGTCGTCTGCGTCTGGGCCCTGGTTCAGTACCCGCTCTTCACCGGCTACGTCGAGGACTGGCCCCAGACCTACGAGTCGTCGTTCTCCGCTCGGGTCGATCTCGACGCATCCGACGCCTTCGCTCTGTTCGCCCGTATCAAGCTGCGCCCGTCGCTCTACGCCCTCGAGGTGGCCAAGGACAACCCGACGGCCTGGCTGCGTCTCGGTGAGTCCTCCGGCACCGTCGCCACCGATTCCTCCGGCAACGGGCACAACGGTCAGTACCAGGCCAACGGGACGCCTCCACAGGGAACCATGGGCGCCACGAGCCTCATTGCTGGCGACCCCGACAAAGCTTTCGCCCCACTGGCTGGCCAGCGGTGTTCAATCCTCGACAAAGACCTCGTCACGCTGTTCCCCTTCAGCGTCGAGTTCTGGGCGGGGACGGCCCAGGACCGGTCCATTCAAAAGACCCTCTTTGCCGCCTACGACAGTGCCATCGACATCTCCCAGATGATTGCTTTGTGGTGCAACAACTCGATGCAGCCTCGGCCGGGTGAGCTCGAGTTCCGCTTGCAGGCCGGCGCAGGGGTTCTCAGCGCATGGAGCGGCCGGCAGTTCGATGATGGCTTCGCTCATCACGTCGTTGTCCAGGTCAACAGCGGGCTCGACGTGCGGATCATCGTTGACGGCCTCGACACCACGACGGGCATCACGGGTTTCTCTGGTCTCCCCGACCAACTCCGCGCTGGATGGGCCATCGGCAACACCCCCGCCACGGTCTACGGCGACTTCCCGCTCATCGGCAACATTGACGAGTTCGCCGTCTACAACGGAGTCGCCCTGAGCACAGCTCGCATCTACACCCACTACCTCTCAGGCGGAATCGGGTTGGCATCTCAGACGACTGGCGAACGGCTGGACACCATCCTCGACTCATTCTCATGGCCGTCGGGCGCTCGGGCCATCGACACCGGGAACACCACGCTCACCACGACATCGCTCAGCGGTTCCCTGCTCGACCACATGCAGCTCGTCGGCGAGGCCGAGGATGGCCTGCTGTTCGTCGACGGCGCCGGAAAAGTCACCCTGGTTGAGCGCCACGCCATGCTGGGCTCGCCCTACACCGTGTCGCAGGGAACCTTCGGCGACACCGACGCCGAGACCTACAGCTACGAGAACGTAGAGCCCTCAGCCCCGGCGCACTACATCCGTAACGAGATCAAGGTCACCCCCGAGGGCGGCCCGCCTCAGTACGCCATCGACACCACCAGCAGTCACAAGTACGGCTCGCGCAACTACGAGCGAGGTCCGCTGCCCGTCTCGACCTCGCAGGCCAAAGACGCCGCCTCGTGGCTCCTCTCCCGCTACAAGGATCCTCACCCGCGCTTCAAGTCCATGACGCTGAGCCCAATCGGCGCCGAGGACACGATGTACCCCCAGATGCTCGCCCGTCGCCTTGGCGACCTCGTGACCGTCGTTCGCCGGCCTCCTGGCGGAGGGCCCGCCACGACGGTTGTCTGCCGCATCGAGGGCATCTCGCACGACTTCACCGGCCGGTCGTGGCTGACCACTTGGAAGCTCGCTCCGTCCGACCCGGTCTCTGACTGGTGGGTCCTGGGCACGTCGGCCCTCGGCTCCTCACGACTCGCGTACTGAGGAGGTGACCCGATGATCCGCGACCAGCGCACGATGCTCGACTTCCACCTCTCTCAGGTTGGCCGAGCTCGCCCTTCGACCGTCGACGAGGTGCGCCAGGTCTGGGAGGCGGTCGCCGCCATCGGCGGGTTCTCACTGCACGAGAGCGGCGACACGGTCAGCGCCTACGTCTCCCACGGCCGGTGGGTCGCACAGTGCCCGAACCCTCTGTGTTGCGCCGACGAGGGCATCAACGCCGAGGCAGCCTGGCCCGAGAACCCTCGGTGGGCCTGTCTGCGCTGCGGCGTGGTCTGCGCCGTTGAGTTCCCCGACCCCGCCGTCATCGAGGGGGCGGCCGCCATCCTCGGACACCGCAAGGTCCACCTCCGCAACTGGTACCCGGAGCGCGAGTCGCTGGCCGACCTGCAGAGCGAGAACATACTCATGGCGCCCCTCCCGAGCGACTTCGTCGGCCTGGTCGCCGGCGGCCACCGGGTGGGGGCCCGTGAGGTTCTGCCCCAGTTTCAGCCCGGACCCGCAGCTCTCCCCGCCGGGACGGCTCTGTGACGTGGCATGTTCCGCGGACCTGGACGACGGGCGAGTACCCGACGGCCGCCATGTTCAACGACATCCGCGACGATCTGGTCGACCTCGACGCGCGTACCTCGCCGGTGACGAGTGGCGTCATGGCGTTCGCGTCGACCACGTCGGTCCTCTACGGCGACCTCGTGGCGGCGGGCCCGACGGCCTCTCCCGGCCCGGCCTGCGTCGTTCCCATCGGACTGGCCGGCAAGGCGCTCGTCTCATGGAGCGCCACCCTGTACTCCGACATCGCTGGGAACGCCTCGTTGATGTCGGTGGCACTGTCGGGTGGCTACACCCTCGGGGCTGCTGACGACTGGTCGAAGCACTACGACCCCTACACCGCCAACGCCCAGGGCGGGGACGGGGTGACGATGCTCTTCACGCTGCTCACGGCTGGTTCCGTGACCTTCACGACAAAGCACCGCATCTACGCCGCGGGCGGCACGGCGTCGGCTCAGTTCCGCCGCCTCATCGTCCAACCGGTTGGGGCCTGACCGTGCCCGTCCTCGGCCACTACAACCCCAACGTCGCGCTCGACCTCACCTCGCAGCTTCGCAAGGGGGCGTCGGTCGACGTCTTCCTGCCGGGCACGACCACCAGGCCCACGATCTACACCACCAGTGCCGGGACGCTCGCCAAGGCAAACCCCATCATCACGGACGCCACAACCGGCGGATTCGACTTCTACGCACCGCCCGGCTTCTACGACATCGTCATCGCCGGCACGACCTACCGGATATCGATCGTAGGCCCCGCCGGGAGCAGCGTGTCAGCGTCCGCCCTCTTTACCAAGGGCGACGACTCCACAGACAACACGACGCAGTTGCAGGCGGCGCTCAATGCGGGGAGCGTGTATACCCATACGCCTTCCGGCGGCGCCGGAATGGGAAGCGTGTCCTCCATTCACCTTGAGCCCGGCGTGTACCGGATCTCGGACACGCTGACTCTCCCGTCGTACTGCCGGATCTTCTGCCCTGGCCGCGCGGTGATCCGCCAGATGGACAGCACCAAGGACATCCTCTACACCGCCACCGGCTACATGCTCGACCTCGATGGCGTGTGTCTGTCGGGCGGGAAACGTCAGATCGCCTTCGGCAACAACAATACGAATACCTCCATGGTGAGCATCCGCAACGGAGAGTTGGCTTCGAACAATGCCGACTTCGCCATTGACCTTTTCGCCGTGGCGCCTGCTACGAACCTCTCGGCCGTGGTCACCATCGAGCGGTGCAAGATCGTCAACCCCTACAAGACGCTCCGAAACGCCTACGGGTGCAGCGTCAGGGTAAATGACACATGGTTGCAGACCGGCGACAACTCGGCCGACGGCGCCCAGTTCGAGAACCACGACGAACTTACCCTTGATCGTCTCTACACCGTTCCCGGTGCCTCGTCGCCGACGACCAACATGCGCTGGATCGACAACTATTCGAAGGTGTACGCCAATCACTGCCGGTTCGGTGGTGAGTATTCAGGGATTCCCACTGTATACAACTACGCACCCATCTCGACCGCCTACCCCTACGACCAGGGCGGCGTCGTGTCGATCCGTAACTCTCCAATCCTGGCTATTGGAGGAACCGGAACGACGGGCTGCCTCATCCGTCTCTTCCAGTTGCCTCAGCTCATCGAAGTGGCCGACAACTCGGCAGTGACACGGGACAGCAACCCCTGGATCATTGACAACATCTCCGGCGGGGTAGCCGCTGCGATCACTGCCATAAACGTGTACTCCTTCGCCGGACTGAAGGCGTACAACAACGCCGGGCTGCTCTACCTCGACGAAACAGGCATTCCCGCTGCGATGCTCGCCAACCAGGGGAAGTACCGGGTGATGATCGAGTCAACCCACCTCTATACCAACTGCGTGGTTCGCGGCGCCACCGGCCTCGCCGCCTCCCGCCCGGCAGCAAGCGATGCCGGCGCCGCTGGACAGTTCTTCAATACCACCACAGGCAAGCTCAACATCTCGACAGGTTCGGCGTGGGTCCACGCCGACGGGTCGGCCGCCTGAAACGGCGATATTTGCAAACTTCTAAAAGGAGCCGCAACTGCCATGCCCTATACCAACGCGACGGTGACGCGCGTCGCCCAGTGTGTCACCAGTGTGTCACTGGCCGGCGATAACAACCGAACCGGCGTCATGATTCACAACGACTCCGTCTCAGAGCTACAGATCCAGCACGCCCAGCTCCGGCGGACGGCTTGATGATCGTCCCCGACATCAGTGATTTCCAGACCGGCTTCGACATCGAGGCCTTCGCCGACGCTGGCGCTGAGTTCATCATCCTCAAGGCCAGCGAGGGCGGGACCTATCTCTCTCGGCGGATGCCCGGATGGCGTGACCGGGCCCACGCCAAGGGGCTGGTGGTCGGGCTCTATCACTTCCTGCGGGCCAACAGCACCGACGTCGAGGTGGCCAACTTTCTGGGCGCCATCGGCGGAAACCTGCGCCCCGGAGAGGTGGCAATCTGCGACTGGGAGTACCCGCAGGCACCGGCGCCCCCCGCGACCGCTGACCAGGCCCAGGCGTGGCTCGAGCGGGTCGAGGGTGCGACGGGCAGGCGCCCGATGCTCTACTCCTACGCCCCGTTCCTCGCTGCCCGCCCTACCGCCGCCCTGAGTCGCTGGCCACTGTGGATCGCCGCCTACGGAGCCAACGACGGCCGCCAGCACCCGTGGCCCAACACCGACCGCTGGGATCCGTTCGAGGCCGGTCCCGGCGTCTACCCGTTCGAGTTTCGCACGATCGGATGGCAGTACACCTCGACGGGCGCAGTCGCCGGCTACGGCGGCCAACTCGACGTCTCTCGCTTCGACTTGTCGCCGGCCGACCTCGCCCAGCTCTCCGGGTCCACTCCTCCCGTCCCGCCCCCTGACCCTGATCCCTTGCACGCGGGTGGCCGCCTCGTGGTCCCGATCGCCTGATGGCCGACCTCGACCATCTGGCCCCGACGCTCCGGGCCAGCGTGGAGGCGGGAATCGCTGCGATGCCGTACCTGTGGGTGGAATCCGGCGCCCGGTCCCACGCTCGCCAACAGCAGCTCTACAACGACTACCTGGCCGGGCGAGGCAACCCGGCGAACAGGCCCGGGACCTCGAACCACGAGTACGACGAAACATCCACCTGGCCGATCACCGACGCCGAGAACGAGGCCACCTCGCTCGCTGGTGGATGCTGGGCGCTCGCTGTCGACTTCGGGGCCCCGGGCGCAGACTTCGCCGAGCTGCACGCCCGAGCGGCCGAGTTCGGACTGGTGTTTCCCCTCAGCCGAGAGCCGTGGCATGGGCAGCCGATCCAGGTGGCTGAGTCCTACCGGGTGGCGGGCGCCTGGCGCCGGCTGCCGCAACCAGCGCCACCTGCACCTCCCGTGGACCTTGATCCTCTGCACGCCAACGGGCGCCTCGTGGTGCCGATCGGAGACACCCCATGACTTCCGGCATCGTCCTCGACAACGGCATCGCCCGTTGCAACATCGCCACCTTCGCCGGGCTGTTGTTCGACGTGTTCTACTTCAACAAGGACGACGGGGCGAAGGTCGGAGCATGGGTCCCGACCGGGCTCGACAACCAGCGCTGGATCGTCTTCCCGGTCGGGACGCCCGTCCATCCTGACGAGGTGGCCATCTTCGCCGGTCACAACGGCAAGGCCCTGTCCACAGCTACCCCCACCTTGGCCGAGGCCGTGCCGAGCACCCCCATCATCACCTGGACGTGGCGTGGAGGCGACAACCAGCGATGGCGCCTCGTGAAGCGGGCCAACGGCTCAACGGGCATCGTGGCATCTCGTCGCCCGGAGCTGACGTTCGACCTCGACGGCGGCTCGGGGGCCCAGGGCCAGGCCGTGATCCTGTGGACTCCCCACAACGGCGACAACCAGGGCTTCACGCTCGCGGCCGTCTGAGGTGGCCGACATGCAGGGTGACGACCTGGCGATCTTCCTCGGCATCATCATCGCCTTGGCGGCGTCGAGCGTGGCCGTCCGGGTCGGGCTATCCATGGTGCGACGGAGGCGGCTGTAGTGCCCGCCTGGATCACCATCTCGTCTGGCGTGCTCGTCCTCCTCACGCTGCTGGCCACGGCGTGGAAGACGGTTGTGCGCCCCCTTGCCCGCCTGGTCAGCGGGGCGGAGAGGGCAGCCCCGGCGCTCGAGCTCATTGCCATCGACTTCCCTGCCGGGGTCGCGCCGAGCCTCAAGGAGCGCCTGGTGGCGCTTGAGTCCGGCCAAGAGGCCCTCCTTGCCAGTTCCGGGCGCTGCGAAGAGCTGCTCAACCATCACGTCGAGGAGCACCACGATGGCTGACGCCGAGCCCATGGCCACACCGGCGGCCACCGCCGTCCGGCTGTTGGCGGCTGCGATCCTTCTGGTTCTGGTCGGCCTGTTCACCACGTTGTACGGCGTCTACCGGGCCGCCGATGCAGCGTCTTCGGCAAAGACCGCAGCGGTCAACGCCAAGGCCGCCTCGATCGATAACCACCGGATCCTGGAGCGCTTCGACGACTGCACCACGCCGGGGCCCGATACCCCTCACGCCGGCCCAGGCGGCAGGACGACGACCGGCCACGAATGTTACGACCGGGGCCACGCTGACACCGCCACGGCCGTCGGCTCGATCAACTGCGTGACGATCCTCACCTCGATTGCCAACGCCCTCCTGCCTGACCTGCCCGAGTGCGCTGCCACCCGCGCTGCCCTGGTCAAGGCCGGCGTGCCGCTGCCATGAACCCAGTCTCTTCCAGAGGGGGCCACTCCTGATGTACGAGTACCGCGCCACCGTCATCGACGTGCACGACGGCGACACCTGTCAGCTCGACGTCGACCTCGGGCTGCATGTCCACTGCCATGCTCACGTGCGTCTCGCCCACGTCGACGCTCCCGAGCTGCACCACGCTGACGGGACCCGAGCCCGGGAGCTCCTCGCCGAGCTGCTCGCCGACGGCCCGCTCGTGGTCAACACCCTCCGGGATCGCACCGAGAAGTACGGTCGCTGGTTGGCGACGATCACGACGGCATCAGGCCACGATGTCGGCGAGCTGCTCGTCGCTGAGGGTTTGGCCCACCGCTACGAGGGCGGCCGCCGCTGACCAGCGTCTTCCTCCTACGATCACGCCTGTGCCCAAGTCGACCGGCGAGAACTGGATGGGCACGCCGGAAGCCTGCGAGTACCTGGGCATCGGACTCCGCACGCTCTACAAGCTGGTCAACGACGGCGAGCTGCGGGCCTACAAGGTCGGGCGGGTCATCCGGGTGCGCAAGGTCGACGCCGACGCCTTCCTCGAGGCGCACGTGATCGAGCCGGGCACCCTCGGCCACCTGCTGCCGCCATACGGAGGTGACAGCGAGGACGAGGGGTAGAGTTCACGCCACATCGAGCGTGGAGGCGGAATGCGAATCCGAAGGCTGTTGGCGGGGATGGCCGTGGTCCTGGGTGTGATCAGTGCAGGGAGCGTCGTCGCATCGGCGCAGAACACGAGGAACTGTTCGGACTTCCAGTTCCAGGAGGACGCCCAGGCGGTACTCACCGCCAACCCGGCGGATCCGAATCGGCTCGACGCCGACCACGACGGCGTCGCCTGCGAGGCTTTGCCTCATCGCCCGGCGGTCAACCCGGCGCCGACGTCGACCACGACGGCCTCCGACATCACCTCGCCCACGACATCAGTCACCGCGCCGCCGCTGACGACGCCCGTCACGACGCCGCCGGCGGTCGTGACCCCGACAACCTCGGCCCGGATGCCCACGACGGGAGTCGACAGCGGCCGCTGGACCGAAGAGGCCGCGATCCTGATCGCCATGGGCTCCGTCCTGGTCATGGCCGGCCGCCGCTCCCGGCGCTGGCCAGTCCGGTGAGTCGGACCCGATCGAGCCTGTACCGGGCCGCCCGGCTGTTAGGCGACGTCGAGGCGGCGCAGAAGGGTCGATACCCGCAGCGGGTCGTGCGCAAGGCGGTCTACCGAGGCACCAACCGCACGACCCGGCGGTTACTGCGGATCTTCGGTCTCTAGCGAGACAACAGCCGGCCGGCGAGCTCGGCCGCCTTCCGGTCTCCGGCTGGTATGGAGTGGCCGTAGACGTCGAGGGTCATTGATGCTCGCGCGTGTCCAACCCGGCTGGCCACGGTCTTAACGTCGATCCCGCCGGCCAGGAGCTCGGACACGTGAGCATGCCGAAGATCGTGCAGCCGAGTGTCTCCGAGCCCAGCCGTGAGCCGGAATCGTCGCCATCGGGTCGATACCGCCGCGGGGTGCACGTGCTCGGACCCGTCGAGGTTCGTCGCCGGCGTGAAGATGTAGGGATCGGCCACCCGCCTGCGGCCGCCGGCTCGGCTCCGTTCTTCGGCCCGCTCGAGGTGCGCCACCAGGGCGGCGACGGTGGCGTCGTCGATCGCCACCCGCCGGCGGCGCCGCGTCTTGGTTTCCTTGATCTGGCACCCGGCCCAGCCGCCCTTGACCTGGATCGCAGCTCGAGCGAAGAGCAGGGACCCAGACTCGACATCCAGATCTGAGCGACGTAGTCCGCATAGTTCGCCGCGCCTGGCGCCGGTGGCGGCCGCCGTGAGCAGGAACGTGGCCCAGGCCGGATCCGCCTGCGCCTCCTCGATAGCCCGCATGACCCGCTCGGGCGTCGGCGGGAACAGCTCAGGCGAGACCGCCACCGGCAGCTCGCCAGGCGGCTCCGCCAGAGGGTTGGCGGCGATCCACTGCCACCGGACCGCCGTGGCCAGGGCGCGGCGCAAGATGTAGTGCATCTTGCGAACGCTGGCCGGGCTCTGGCCCTCCGCGAGCATCTGGCCGTAGAAGGCGTCGAGGCGGGCTGCGCTGAGGTCCTGGAGGCTGACTGACCCGAGCTCGGGCAGGACATGGCGGACCAGAAGGCCGCGGTTGCGCGCGTCGGTAGTGGGGGACCAGCCGGCCGACGCCCCCGGCAGCCAGGCCTCCACCAGCTGGGCCACGCTGCCACTGGTGCCGCGGTGGCGGCCCTCTTCCACTTCCTTCACCAGCTTCCGGAGTTCCCGGTGGGCTTCCCGCTCGGTGCCGATGAACGACCTCGACTTCACGCGCTGACGGGGCTCTTCACCGGGCCGGCGCACGGGGTCGAGCCCGGCGTAGACGCGGAGCTCCCAGCGAGGTTGACCGTTGCGAGCTGTGCCCTTTCGCCGGACCGATCCCTTCATGCTCCGAGGCTACCCCGACTTGGGACAATTCGTGGGACAGAACCGGCACCCCTCGGCCTATAATGCTCTGACCTGGTGTTTTGCGGCGCCCCCAACGGGATTCGAACCCGTGCTGCCGCCTTGAAAGGGCGGTGTCCTGGGCCGCTAGACGATGGGGGCCGGGACCCGGCTCCGCCCGAGCGGAGAA